TAGCTTTGCTATTGTCGTATGTCTTAGCTATTTTTCCTTCATTCATATTTTTCTCCTTTATTATTATTTATTTAAAACTGAATAACCTCGCCCAGTTAGGCAATTATTTATAAAGTCTTTTCTGGTATCTAACTTGGGTGTAAGCCATAAAGTTTTTATCCTTAGTATATTATTATATACTATCTTTCCAGCATCTACTATGACATTTGTTTGGTCTTTGACTAAAGCCACGCAAGTGTAATAGTCGTCGTGAAAGCGGTTGTGATCGCCTTCTATATTCGCTGGTGATTTACCTCTGCTGTCTACTATTGGTTTTGTACTGCAACTAGCTAAACAAATTAATAGTAAACCAACAAGGCAAATTAGTAATATTTTGAAACGCAAATTTGTATTCCAAAATGTGTACCTTTTAGGCGTAGATTTTAATATATGTCTTAAAATATCTTTGTTCATACTACCCTACTTTCTGCAAAATCTTTTTTATGTTTTGGTGATATTTTTTACTTATTTTTTCTTGTCCTTCAGAATATCTTATCAAATCTTCAGCTAAATTAATCAGAAGTTTTACTTTAATACTTTCTGAAAAATTACCTTCAATAATGGTTTTTAAATGTTTTTTAGTTTCATTCATTATCTATTCCCCTCAAATTAATTGTTTAACGATAATATCTTTTTCTTCAGGTGGTGCTAATTGTTCTCTTTGAAAATCTGGTAAATTTTCATAAATGTACATCTCACTATGATACAACTTTTCGTGAAGTTTTTTTATTAACATAATCTTTTCTCTATCATTTTTAGAAAAATATTTATTAAAAACAACATCATAATCATTTTGTATTAATTCATCTATGAAATCACCAGAACCATTGCAACTTGAGCATTCCTCCTCCCCAAAGTCTGTATCTATTTGACCTTTTCCGTTGCAAGTAGTACAAGTCTTTCTATTAGTTGAAGCATTTACTACAATCTCTGCAACATCAGTTTTGAAAAGATATTTCATATTATATGTCCCCTTTTTTAAGATTTTTATATTTTTCTTTCCAAAAATTCTTTTCCCATTTTTCTTTTGCTAAGTCATCTTGTAATTGCTTTACGAAAAAAGTATTTTTGTTATCCATTCTTCTCTTTGCTCTATCTATAGCATCAAGATATTCTGATTGTTTTATTACTTTCATTATATTTCCCCTTTTATTGTTTTTACTAAGTTAAAATCATTATCATACAACCCAATACTGTCATCAGTGTGAGTTAACCTTAAATAGTATGTTATTTTATTTTCTGAAATAACCTTGAACCTCAAAGTATAACTATGATTAATATTTTTTATTTGTTTCATTTAATTATCCTCACTTTCGCCACAAGCATTTTTCCAATCATCAACTTGTAACTGGTACTTATCATACATATCAGTAGCTTCTTCCTCTGATATATTTAATTCTTGCAAAAGATAATTTATTTTAGTTGAAAGGTTTTGTTCTTCTTCTTCAGTCCCTTCTATTGATATAAAATGATAGTCTTCTATTGCATTAAATAACTTTGCATATTTGATAGTAATAGCATCTAATATGATACTGCTATTTTCTTGAACTATCTCCCTTGCTCTTAACATTTGTGTTTCTGATACCATTTATTTTTTCTCCTCTAATAATATTGCTTTATCAATCTTTTTTTCTAATCTTATAATAAAATCTAATAATCTTTTATTATCTTCAACTAAAGGTATGCTTTGCGATAACTTGGAATTTCCATTTATATTATCTCTTAACCATTCCTTTATTTTTATAATTAAAAAACCATAACTCATCTATTTTTTCTCCTTATTATTATTTTTTACTTTACTTGGGTCAAATGCATCAGGATTAGTATGGCAAACGTAATCGCTGTACCAAAACTGTTGATATTCTCCATCTTCATTCTTACCGCCAATATGCGTTAAATTATAATGGCTTATTACTTTATGAAAAGCGTCTTGTAATCGCAATATATCGCCTAAGTGGATAAATTCCCAAGCACCTTCATTGATCGTATCATTTATCTGCTTTAGTTTATTAACTAAATTCAATGTTACTGCGTCTATTTGTGGTTTATTCTTTTTATTCATTATTATCTCCTTACATTCAAATTAAAATTATAAATAAAATCATTTACTAAGTTTATTACGTCAGCATCTTTTACAACTATAGATGCTCCATCAAACCAGTCTAAAAACCAATATTCTATAAAATCTTTATTGTCGTATTTTCTAAACTCATCTGATGGTCCTCCCCAACCCATTTGGTATCTATAATATCCTATATTTTGTCCTTCAAATGTATTTGGCTCAACATAATCAAATGATAAAAAAGGCGGTTCTTCTTCTGTTTGTATTTGCTCTAATCTGTCTTGATATTCTTCTTGTATTCTTTCTTTGCAAGTTTTTTGCATTTTATTCTCCTCATATATTATTAGTAGGAAAGTGCTGTTAAGCACTCTCCTTTTTTTGTCCATTATTAGTTTTAAAACACCAGTTAGAAATATATTTATCATTACAGCTATGGATAATTTCTTGATCTGGTGAGCCTTGATTTAAAAGTACAGTACAATAATCTGTTTTATTGCCTTTACTAATTCCAACTACTACTGATTCACCATCGAAGCAAACTTGATGTAAGTTCCACATAATTGTATCAAAACATTTACTGTTTTTAAGTATGCAAGTATGACTGGCAAAAATACTTACTGCCCAACCATCTTTAATAGATTTTTTTACTAATTCTTCAGTAGCAGATTTTATCATCATACTACTGCTTTCCCATTTATATTGTTTATTAGTCATTTATTCTCCTTATTATTATTATTATTATTAATTATTATTATCCTAAATGCTTTTCTAGGTTAAATCAACTTTTATATCAAATGTATCAGCAATATAATCTTCTGCATTTTTCTCTGCTAATTTAATGATCTGCTTTATTGAAAGCTTTTTTAAGATCATATTCCATTCATAGCTTTTACATTCATACATAAAATCTTCATACATTTGACAAACTAATTCATTTTTCATTAATTTCTGAAAATCTTTTAACTGCATTATTATCTCCTTTTTTTATTATTATTATTAAATATACTAATAACCTAGAGGCATTTCTAGGTTTTACAAGTATTATTTACATTTTTTTATTGCTCTTTTAAATTCTTGGTGGATAATAAATAAACCCTATAGTTCTATACTCCTCGTATAAGGGTTACAACCCTAGCTATGGGCAAAGCTAGGGTTTTTTATATAAGGAGAAGTTTATGAAAGTTTTAAAAGCTTTTGTTTAGCCTTTAGACTTCTTTTTTGGGTTGTTTTGAAACTCTTGCGTCTTCTTTTTCTTATAGGTCTTTTGTTTATAAGTTCTGATATTGTTGATGTTGTGGTAAATCCACTCATTTTCCTACTGACCTCATTGCTTTATTGTGAGCAGTTTTAAAGGTTGCACCCTTTCGCATAGCATTCGCCATTGATCTCATATGTTTTAAACTGTGATGCCTTGCGTGTCGGTTCATAGTTTTTTTTTGTCTGGGAGTTAAGTCTTTTGTAAACTTCCTTATAGATGCAACCTTAACCATTATTTTTTCTTCTTTCCCATTTTCTTTTTCTTCTTTCTTCCTTTTTTATTCATTCCTTTAGAATGTGAACCTTTACCTGTATGATATGGCATATTTACCTCCTTTATTGTTTATAATAGTATACATAATTAAAAGCTTCATAAAAAGATTTTTTATTTTCTTTTTTTGTATTTACTTTATCTTTTTCACTCCACGCATTATCTGTTCCTAAATATTTTTCATCTGAATATATGTCTTGTATTTCTTTTTTTTCTTTTTCTATTTTTTACCTGCACTTCCTTTTGTATCTACTTTTTTATATTTTTCAAAAGTTCTCAAACCGCCAATGCCAAGCATACCTAATAATAGTGGCATCATTATAGTCATATCAGCCTGGGGTATCTCTATACCAAAACCAGCACAAATAGGCACAACCATAAAATTTATGCCTAAAGATATTGCACAAATCCAGCCGATAAGCGGTCTCCAGCTTGATTGAAACCAATTGCCTTTTGCTTCTTCTGTATTTAATTTTATTTGAGCCAAAGCTAATTCTTGGCTATGTTTTTCTGCCATTGTACTTATCTCGTGAGCCAATTCCATTTGCTTTGTTTTATCTTTTACAAATTTACCAATTAATTTTGTAGCGGGAGCTATTAAAGATGTTATTGCCATTATTTCATCTCCTTATATTGTCTGCCATCAAAAGTTAAATATTTTTTTCTATTACTTTCTAAATTATAAGATATGTGAACCCAACCTGAACTAGGTTCCCCTTCTTTATAAAACTCTAATATGATCTGATCATAGTTTAAATTTATACTGCACCAATTCGCCAAATCTAAATTGCTTACAGTAGGTACTTCTATATCAACAGCTTGTCCTTTACAATGCTGACTTGTTTTTGAGCCACCTATCTTTGCATTTAATTCTTCACTTCTATATCCAGAATTAGGTGTAAAAGGTATTCCATAATTATCTCTTATAGGTTGTAAGATATTATTTGAAACAGCTATTAAATTATTAATAATATCTTGCTTTGTTGGAATATTTATTATGTTATGCCTGACAGCAGTTTGACTTTTGCATAATTCAGCTAGTGTAAAGTTTTTAGATAGTTCCATTATTATCTCCTTTTATAAGGGGGTTGTATATATGAATTATACCAGAAATAAATATTGCAACCCCCATTCCCAAAACAACCACAAACGAGGTGCATATTCACCTCAAAAGAATTATAGTTTTGATTATACAACTTATCAATCATTTTCTGGCTCCCATTGATTTTGTCTTTTTTTATATTCTAAATATAAGTCTGTATCTGCAAATTCTCGTCCCTCATTCATACATACTAAAAACCAGCGTGGGTGGTAAACTAAGCACGTATCATCATCGTAGTCCATTTCGTGTGCATATACTGGTTCTGAAGATGAAACAAAAAACTTTATTGTAACACCGATAGAAACTGCTAAAAATAATATTACTGCTATAGCTATAAAACCGTATTTTACATATTCCTCTATCTCTTGTCTTTTTTTTAATCTTCTTGCTTTTTCTTTTTTTATCGCTTCTTTTTTTGCATCAAGTCTTTTTTTTCTTAATTCTAGTATGTAACTCCAAGTTCCGTGGCCGAACCTTAAGTCAATCAACTGCTTCATCTCGTTAAGGTGTTCCTGGGCAAGGCGAGCATTTATTACCTCTGTTGCAATATTTTCAGTAGCAAAAGGGTCAGCTCCACTTTTCTCACGTTCTTTGATGGCTTGTTGTTGTCCATTTAAAGCATTATCAACGTGGCTGATAATATCGCCAATATCTTGTGCTGTGCTGATATTGCTCTTTATGAAATCAACTGATTTTTTTACAAGTGCTATGCCAGTTAATATAGCTGTTACAGGTTCAGCCATTATTCTTTTCAATAAATCGGTCTAGCTTTTGCTCTATGCGTATAACCAGTTCTTTGATCTCCTTTGTTTCATTTCTTAGTTCTGATTTGGTAGCATAATCTTCCCTTGTTCTATTTAACAATATTTGTAAACGTTTTACTTCGGAAAACATTTTTCCAAACGCCCACCCAAAAGGTACGACAATAAAAGACAAAATTACATTCCAAATTAAAAAAGGGTCAATAGTCACTAAAACCCCCTTAACTTTGGGGGTCTACCTCTTTTTTTTTTCTTTTTCTTTTTTTTGAATAAACTTTTTATTTTATTTAAAATCTTTATAAACTGTGTTTTCATTTGTCCACCTTAAATTTTAGAAAGTTGTATAAACTATACTTATGGTTTAGTTGGCATTTTTACAGCTTTTACTTTATCAACAGTATCAAGTCCTTCAGTTATATCCCTTAAATTTTGTCTATATGTTTTCATTTCGTCAGACATAGTAACATCTGATAAAGCATAAAAATCTGTTTCTGCTAACAGCACATTTCTATCTTCTCTTAAATGCTTAAGTGCTATTTCTAATTCTACTGCTGGATATTGTGCTTCAATGTCAGATTTTGATATAGGTTTTGTACCATTTACCCATTCTATATTATCAATATCATCACCATTTATAATAAACTCAGCATTTGGATTAATTTTATGTATTGCTCTTTCTATCATTATGCTCCAATCTCCATACAAGTTAAAGTTGATATACCTCTGGGTGTATTTGCATTATTATTACCTCCATCATCTGAATGTCTATTTACAAATATTGTACTGCTTCTAGCTTTTACTTTTACAGTGTAAGTTTGTTGAGATGTTGAGTTTGGTAAATCTACAATATGAAAATGTAATGATTCCATTTTATCAAAAGTTCTAAATCCGTGTTGAGCTAAACAACCAGTTCTACTTCCAGGGCTTGTTACTAAATCATCAACAATATTTGTTGACCCTCTAAAAATATTAACTCTGTTATTGCTATTCACACCATTTGAGTCCGTAAAATGACCCATACAAGCTGTTAAATTTATCATAACAAGTATTTTGCTTGTAGTTGCTGATGGAGTTATATTTAATGTTAATCCTGTAACTGTTGTATCTGAAGTGCTTGATGTTGAGAAAGTATCAGTTTTTTGAGCAGTAACTAATTGTAAAACTTTACCACCGCCAGCAGTATCAAAACTTAAAGTTCCAGAACCATTTGTTTTTAAAAACTGATCAGCAGAACCATCAGCATTAGGAAAAGTTAAACCATCAAGAACAATGTTACCAGAGCCATTAGGTGTAATAGCTATGTTGCCGTTTGAAGTTGAAACTATAGAATTTCCATTTACATCTAAATCACCTCCAAGCTGTGGAGTTGAGTCACCACTAACATCTGATGCAACAGTTGCAAAAGATAAATTACCAGAACCATCAGTTTTTAGAAATTGTCCACTTGTGCCATCAGAGGTAGGGTGAGATAATCCATCTAAAATAACTTTACCAGAACCATTAGGTGTAATTGATATATTTCCATTAGATGCAGAAACAATGCTGTTGCCATTTACATCTAAGTTTCCTCCTAACTGTGGTGAAGTGTCACCTACTACTGTTGCTGATACTGTACTATCTAAAAAATTTATAGTATTTGCAGATGTATCAACAGTTGCTATTGATATATCATCTGAACCATCAAAAAATTTCATAGTTAAAGAATTACTGCCAGCATTTGTAGTGTCTAGCCATAATGTGCCAGTAGTTGCACCACTTGGTCTGCTAGTTCCACTATGCATAGAATTTAATGCTGTTAAAGCATTATTTAAATCACTCCTAAAGCTAGGAAATGATTGGTTAGCTATGTTCATATCGTGTTGTGCCATAATTAATTGTACTCCTTTTAAAATCCTTTTGCAATAAAATCAAATGTTTTTGATACACCAGCATTGGAACTATTGAAGAACGCTACATCAAATCCAGTTATAGCTTTATTGCTTACAGTAAAATAATCTCCAGTTGCCATTCCTTGTGCTGTTATCCCTACTGCATAATTGCTTGTTTTAAATGGGTTGTCAAATGTTATTGATTTTGTTCCAGTTCCAGAAACAATATCATTTCCACTAAATATTCTATCTTGCATATCAAAAGTTACTGTTACTTCTGAAACTACTGGTGTAGTAGCATTATTTCTTGATATTAAAACAACCCTAAATTTAAAATATCTTGCTTCGTATTCTCCAATTACAAAACCCCTAAAATCTGTAAAAGTTGAATTATCATCACTTGTCGCTATTTCGATATGGGCGTTACTATTAGCTGGGTTATCGCCATCAAAGTTAGAAGGTGCATCATCAAAATTACCAGTTCTACTATCAAATAAATCATCTGGGTTATCTGATGTTTGTGTCATTGATGCAGTTATTCGTACAGTATGTTTTGCACCAATGTCCACCACGTTTGCAAATTCATAGTTACCACTTGAAACAAAATCAGAATTATTAGCACCAGAATCAAAAAATCTATCTGTATCATCATCAAAGTTGCCACTAGCTGAATCAAATAATTCAGAACTATCTAATTCAATAGCACCATCTATTAAAATGGTGTTTGTAAATGTACCTCCGAAAGTAGGGTGTTCTGCTTGGGTAACTATGTTATTAAAGTTTGTAGCACTTGTAACATTTGATATTATGGCAGTTGCATTAGAACTAAAGTTTGCTAATTTATCTACTGCTTTAATTAAATATGTACCCTTTCTAGCTGGTACAGAAATAGACGTTGCTGGTCTAGATACTTTTTCTACTAATGCTACTGAATTTTGCCAGTCAGCAGTACCATCAGTTTCTTCAGAAAATCTTAAATTATAAAATGCTAAATCTAAATCATCAACAGCTTCCCAAGATAGATGCGCTTCTTGACCAGATATATTGCAAGAAAAATCTGTTACATCTGAAGGGGGCAGTATAGCACCAACTATCTTTCTTTGAGCAGATACATACGTTGAAGATACTCCAGCACTATTCACAGCTTTAACTCTAACATCATAGGTTTGTTGGTCAATCACATTTAGAACTCTATGATTTAATCCAGAGCCCTGAGCATAAATAATAAAATCTGAGTCGGTACTTAATTTATATTCAACTTGGTAAAAATCTATAAAATTATCAGGTGATGCACCTATAGTTACATCTAAAGCTACAATAACTGTTCCATCATTATATTCTATTAGTTGATCTGATAATGTTACACTTGCTGGTGGTTGAATTACAAAAGGATTAGGTAAAGTAGTATTTGGAATACTTGCAACCTCTTGCTGTGTTCCGAAAGTATAAAAGCTATCTTGATGCTCTGAGCATTGCATAGTAACTGTATAATTACTATTTACATTTAAACCTTGCACCCTAAATGGTTTTGCAGAAAAACTTGGAGTTGCGTGAGTTATATTTACTATATCACCTATCGCTAAATCCAGCGCAGTTGCGTCAGCAATAAGGCTAATATCTAAACTTGACCTTGACCTCCTTAAAATAATTTCAGCCATCTCCTGGGCTTGATATGGACTTGTAAGCATAGTGAAATCAAATCTACCTTCTAACAATAAACCCCCATCTGCTGTTTTCATAGTTGCGTGTTGATCTGCACTAGCTAGACCTGTTTCATCAACAGGTGGAAATTGTGCTGTATCTGATTGATAATTTTTCTCTGGGTTCGTGAAATTCACTATAACTCTGTTATATCGTGAGTTTTTATTTTTACTTTTAACAGATATACCGCCAATAATGTTATCTTCTGTTAATGTAATTGAAGCAGAGCCAGTAGTTTCAACTAATACATTATAAATTCCTCCAGAGAAGTTTAAATAGGCTCTAGCACCCCTAATAAAGTTTTTTACATTATCTATAGCTTTTTTTGATGTATCTACAACTGCGTGGCTATCCATTAAATCTATCTGACTTGCTCCACTAAAAGGGGTAATATTTGCATCACAAACATCTGTAGCAGTTTGCCAATCTGCAAAGTTACTATCAAAATAACTGTTAGCAATACCCATTCCAAATCTTTCGTTTCTTAAATAGTCTAATAATTGCAAAATAGGGTTATCAGAATATTCCCAAGTAGAACTATCATCTTTTCTATGGCTACCACTTCCCCCTGTTACAGTACTGTCTAAATTAGGATTATAAACCTTCTTTCCCTTCACCACCGCCTGAACAGTTGGTAATGAGCCAAATTTATCTTGGTTCCATTCAAATCTTATAGCTAAATAGCATAAACCTCTTAACCTATGATTAGATGTCCAGGAGTTCAATGTTGATAATAAAGATGATGCAGTTTGGCTATCACTTCCAAAATGCGGTTCGCAAGTAATTAGACTTGAGCCACTATAAAAATTTGCATCACTACTAGCAACAGTAATTTGAGTATTATCTGCTATATCTCCTGACCAAGTAACCTGATTATCATTTATAAATATAGCATCTATATCAGCTACTTCTCCTTCACTTAATACTAAAGCCATATATAAATATTGGTTATCAGTTCCAGACGTTTCTAAAAATACAACATTACCGCCAACTTTTCTTGTTCCATAAACTATAGGTATATGAGCATTTGCATTAAATTTATTTACTAATGCACCTCTGTTATTTTCATCAGAAAAATCTTGTCCAAAGTCAGGTATTTCAGGTTCAGGAACTAGCCAACCTATAACATCTCCAACTAAATCTCCAACAAAGTCAAAAGTTTTTGATACAGCTCTTTTTATAGATTTGAATAAGCCCATTACACTCTTCCCCACTTTATATCTTTTACAGTCAAGGCAGAAAATTCCATTCCCTTGTCGCCACTAAATACCTTTTGTTGTGAATTATCTGTTGTAGTTCTGCCATTTACTTTGCTGAAGTTTCCCCAATGTGATGTAACACTTAAAACTAAAGATGCAGTATTAGTATCATCTTTTATATTATATTCATCTATTGTTCCAAAAAAAGATAAATAAGGGTCAGATATTAAAGCTAAACTACTATTTAAAAATCCTCTATAGATATAAACATCATCATTTATAATATTTTCATTTAGTGCAACACTTATGTAAGTTTGATCTACACCTGATAAACTTATGCTCAATGTATTTTTTGTAGGCACATTTGTTTCACTTATATCTGTTATACTTTTTAAATGACCATTTGATAAGTAAGTTCTTGAGCTACCAGAAACACTAGAAGTAATATCAAAACTTGCATTTGTTAAATATACTGGTGTACTAAAACCTATTTCTATTAACAGTACTGGTTCTATGTTACCTGTAGCTAGTTCGGTTTTTACTGCACTTGTTAAACCTCTAGCCATTTATAAACTCTCTATTACATCAAACTCATATGTAAATAATAAATTACCATCAGCATCATTTTGATTTGTTTGAAACTCTTGAACATCACTTGTTAAATGCACTTTAAAAGGTATCGAGTCATAAGTTACTCCACTATTATCAGCTAAAGCAGTTCTCAACGGTGGTTCAATGGTTACAGTTGCAGAATTACTTGAACTTGTTACATCTTCTACAACCATATAAACTTTGTCGTGTGCAAACTTTAATAGATCGCCAGCTTTTAATCTTCCAGCTCCATCTCCAGCAAAGCCATCAATAGCTATAGTTGTATCTGATGCACTATGTGAACCATTGACTAAAAGGGTACCAGTTTCATTTCCTTGAGCATTTAGATAGCTTGGCATAGTAATCGTAAAATCTTCTTTTCTATTTCTTTGTTTCATTATAAAAGCCATTATTGGTGCAAAGTCTGATCTTTTCATAGGTGGGTAGCTTATTGTAAAACTAAATCTTTGACCTTGTATTTGCCTTCTAAAAGATTTTCCACTATCTGTTTCAGAGAATAAAGTTTTCTGATTGCTTTGTAGATTGATTGCTTCAAATCTTGTATCTGGTAATGTGCCACTCATATTATTGCCCTTTGACCTTTTTCATTTACTGCACTATTAATAAGGTTTATTAGCACCCCTCTACTATTTACTAATAGTTCCTCAAACCCAGTTGCATCTACTGTATTGATATTAAAATTTACTGTTACTGGTTTACTCATTCCTAGTTTATCATTAGGCACAATAGTTCCAGCTTGATCTGGCACAAATAATTCTGCACCCTCTTCTCCAACAATACTTGCTCTTCCTACTGGGGGTCTTCCACCTTTTGCAAAGCCTTGGTACTTTTGACTTGCTATTGTAGCTACTTGTACTGCTCCTAAACCGCCAATCAATACTGCTAAAGGTATATTTCCTACTGATAATGCTTTTGTAACACCAGTAGCAGTGTTCATTATTGCTTGAGCAATTTTTAAAGCCTTATCTACTTTGAACATAGTTTTATTGCTTTTAGCTAATTGACTTACAAGCTCTCTTCCAGTTTTCATAGTTAGATCTTTTTGTTGTGAGATACTTAATTTTTCAAGTTCTAATTCGTGAAAGTTACCCTCTTTTATTGCTCTTAAATTATCTTCAAATAATTCATCTCTAATTTTCTTTTCTTCTTCTGCTGTTTTTCTTGCTAATTCAAGTTTTTCATCAACCCCTTTTTTCTTTACTTCTAATTCTAATGCAGTTAATTCTTCAATGTGTTGTCTTGTCATCTCTAATTCTTTAGCATTTGCGTCCATTCCATCTAGTATTTTTAAATCTATTTGTTCTTTAAGTAATTTTTTTTGTTCTGCAAGTAATTCTAATTCTTTTTTATTTCTATGTTCTATTAATTCTAATTCAGTCATTAAACTTTCTTTAATACTTTCAATAGCTGATTTATTTTTATCTATTGCCTTTGTTACTGTATCTAATTTACCAATATCTTCTAATCCTTTTTTTACTTCTATTACAACTTCTCCTAAGTCTTGTTGAGCATCAGATAATTTTTTTGTACTCTCTTCCATTACTCCAGTAAAAATTAAAAAGTCTTTTACTTTTCCAGTTACAAAAGCTATTGCATTTCCTAATTGTTCAAATTTGTGTATTACAGCTGATGCAATAAAATTAACTATTTTACCAAGCATTACAAATAATGGGTCTAGAAATTCTAGTAAATCTTCTACAGCATTTGCAAATTTTACAATAGCTGGTGATGTTTCTTGCCCTACTGTGAACTGTGTTTTTTGTAAAGCTATATTCATATTTGATAAAGCAGTTGATATATTATCCATTTTCCTTTCTGTAGCACCAGCAAAAGTTTCTGATAATGTTTTTTCCAAAGCTTGCAAAATAACTTTTGCACCATCTGCTGTTTTTCCAAATTCACTTAATTCATTTCTACTTACTCCTATCTCATCTTCAAGCATTTTGAAAACAGCTATTCCTCTATCTGCTATTTGATTTAATTCTTCTAAACCTAAACCGCCTTGTACACCTCTTGAAAATACTCTTGTTAATGCTTCTAAAGTAGCTAATTGATCTGTAGTTACTGAAGCAGTATCTGTAAATGTTCTAAACAATTTTTCTGTTGGCTCTATGCCACTTGCTTTTAGTGTAATAAATGATCTTGTAAGTTGTTGAATGTTAAATTGTGATGTTAAAGCAAATTCTGAAATAAAATTAAATGCTTTAGTTCCTTCTTCAGTTGAACCAGTTACAGCATCTAAAGAGTCTTTTAAATCTTCAAACTCTGAAGTAACTTGTACTATAGATTTGACAAGTACAGCAGTTCCTATACCTATTATTGCATTTTTAAGATTAAAGAAAGAGCCTTTAAGTCTTTCTACATTTTTAGTAGCAGAATTCATAGCTTGACGTGTTTTGTCTTTAGCTATGATGTCTATATTAACTTGTTTAGTTGCCACTTACCGCCTTGCCCTTTCTAGTCTGTGTTGTCTTTCTTTTTGTTCGTTTTGAATTTCATAATATGCTACCCATAAATAAAATTCATCAACTGACATTTCTAAAATTTCGGCAACTGTTTTATGTAGTTTTTCTGCTAGCCCAAAGATATTAAGTAGTTCAACATCATTTTTTAGTTTTTTTTATTGTCCTCTAAATCTTTGTTATCAGTACCCATTATTTTTGTAGCCACGTCAGCAATTATATTTGTGTCTGCTTTTGTTTTAAAACCTAAAACATCTTGAGCAGTAAACATTTTTTTACCATCTTTTGTAAGAGATTTTTCTATAATAACATCAATCAAAACTAATAGATCAGTATTATTAGCACCTTTAAAAATCTTTTGTTTTTCTAACATATTAAATGGTTTACAATGAATTGCTTTGTCGCCAACTAATCCCCACTCTGGCACCTCAATTATTTTAGTATCTAATGCACTAAAATGATCTCGTATGCCATCAAAATAATCAATTTTATTGTCAGTCATACTATATTACTGTTACACAGTACCGATTGTTAAGCCACCAGTTCCCTGAAGTGATACAGTTCTAGTAGTTACACCATCTAATGTAACACCTACTGACATTCCTGTTACAATACCAGTTCCAGAGAATTTTCTATCACCTGACGCATTGCCCTCTGGTAAAAATGCAAATGTTACTTCTGCACCTTGTACCAATGTAGTTTGTGCTGTATCTTCTTCATCAAAGTTCATATCAATAGATGCAGTAAAAGTTCCTCTTCCTACTAAAAAGGATTTCATTGAGTCACCCAATGCTGTTTTTTCTACTGTATCGTGTGTTGTATCTACTGTAAATCCAGTTGCATTTCCTAGAGTATTTGACCCTATTGTTACAACTCCTTCTTTGCCGTGATGTACTGCCATTTTTTAAACCTCCTTGTTATAGTTTATTTTTTTTCTTTATCTTCTTGTTTTACCACTTTTTCATTTTTTTTGGTAACTTTTTTTTCACCGCCAATTGTATATCCCATTTTTTCAAAATGATCTATATGGTCTTCTGAACATTTAATTATGTCTTCGCCTTTTTTCATAGTTATTTGTTTAGCCATTATGCACTCCCTCTTGTAAATTCATAAATCACTCTAGCAGTTATTCTTACTCCACCATAAGGAAATATAGTCCCCTCATCTGTAGATGCTTCAACTATCTGTGTATCTAAAGCATTTCCATTTCTTGTTATATCATTATCTAGTGTTTCTTCAACTACTTCTATTAATTGATTTCTTACTGTGTCTATATTACTTGTTGTTCCTTTACCAAAAGCTACAATTAAAAAATCAATAGAACCTCTATAGCTACCAGCACCTGTATCGCCTATACTTGATACTTCTCTTGTTTCATCTCCTGATTGTACGAACAATGCTGGAAACTGTGCATCTGAAAGTTCTTCTACCTCAAATGGTTCTCTAGTTATTTTTTTGAACTCTATTGGACTGGTTACTGCATCAAGTTTTGTGATTATATCACTTGCTATATTTTCTCTTTTACTCATATTCTCATTTCTTTAAAATAAGTTGAAGTAAATTCTTTTTGAATTTTATCTTCTTCTCTTCTTCCAATAGAAAAGAAAGGTCTTACAACTTTGCTTTTACCAGCACCAAAAATATCGTGATATGATGCTATTTTATTTCTTTCCATATTAGAAAAAAACAAAGTACTTTTTAATCCTTTTACTTTATAATCTAAACTTCTAAACATTTTTCCAGTATCAGTTAAATCTACGAAACCAGTTTGTCTTCCCCTTTTCTTTCTACTTTTAACTGTAGATGGTGCATAGGCTCTCATTTGCCCGCCATTTGGTAATTTTCCTTTTTGTGTTCTTTTAGTTATCATAAATATTGCCATATTAGAAACTCTGTTTAGAGCTTTTTTAACAGCAGATTTTTGTTTTCTAGTTAATCTTTGCAATTCATTTTTTACATTGATAGTATTTATGTCTATCTTTACTTGCATTATCTAACTAGCCTTAAATGATGAATAGGCTCTTTTTCCGAGTCACTTACTGCCCCTGAACTATCTTCATCATACTCAACACCATCTCTCAATATTGCTTGAAACTCCTCTTCATATCTATCTCTATAAAAATCAATCTGCACCTGAAAAGCATCTTTTCCTTCTCCAGTATCAGGGTCTCGCCATTTTGTAAGGATAGGATAAACATATTTCCATAATGCTAAATAAACTACTGATTGTGTCCATTGTGCATTGGTAAGTTTACTATTAGTCATTTCAACTGTAGTTACTTTTGTAATATCTTTATAACGAACTTGGTGTCTGTATCTCTCCCACCATTCTTCTCTTATCCTTCTAAGTACATCATTTTCTGCGAACTGTAATTGATCACCAAAGTCTGTAATTCCAAAACCTAGTATATCAGGTTGTATAGCTTGTAAATTTGAATTAGCTACACTAAATTCTGTTGTAGCCATTATTTACCTTTCTTTTTAGGTTTAGTCTTTTTTGGTTCTTCTACTGGTTTGGTTTCAGCTTGTGGTTTACCTTCATATAAGCTCCAACCTCTTATCCCCCACATACCTTTGTTATTTTCATAATCAACTTTACTTCTTTCAATAATTCTATCGCCCTTTACTAATTTGACCATATCCATAGTAAACTCCTTTATAATAGGGGTGGTTTCCCACCCCATAAGTTTTAGTTAGCTAAAGTGTCGCCAGTTAATTTTACGCCATAACTGTCGTGTAGTTCACCAACTCCATAAACTGCTGTGGCTACAATCTCATCAGCTCTTAAAGAAGCATCTCTTTGACTTTCAATTTTTAAATCTTGCATCATAGCTAGACCTAAAGCATCTTGTGAAAATACTCCAGCTATTGAGTCATCTGAACCATCTACAGATACGTTTGAGCTTTCAAATATTTGTATTCCAGCAATAGTTCCTACAAAACCAGTTCTCATAGCTTCATTTGAAAGTTCTGTATCTCTTCCCACAAAAGTATTTGTTAAAGATTTTTTTACATTAAAAATCATTCTTGGGTGGAATACTCCATAATAAGGTCCAGGGGCATTTGCCACTCTTAATTCAGCAGCGGCTTCAAATAAATCTGTTACAGTTATTTCATTTCCAGCTCCACCGCCTTTTTCAACTGAAAAACCAGTAAATAAAGCTGATAGGTCTGAGTCAATCTTTTTTGCTATAGCTTCGCCAAATAATTTTCCAATATCTCCAGCTACATTTCTTGATGCTGAATTTCTTGCTAAATCAGTTAGTGTGGTCATAATTCCAACCTCTGATGCTGTTATAGTAACAGAACTTGGGTTGACTGCTGTATTAGATAAATCAGTTGCTTCATTCACAGCGGCGGCAGACACAGTTGCATAAATAGGAACTTCAACTGATTTTCCTCCACCTGCTATTGTATAGTTTCTTACTAAATTTCTCATTATTGATTGCTCATTAGCAACAAATAACGCTTCTGCTACTATCTCAGTATAAAGTTCTGATATAGTACTACTTGTAGTTTCGTTTGCCATATTTTACTCCATAAAAAAAATTAAAAATTATGAGTTAATTACTCTAGGTTGAGAACTACGCTTTTGTTTCCATTTAGCATATTTTTCTCTATCCTTTGGATTACTCATATCTAAATCCTCAATTTTAAAACTGGAGCTGAGTTCTCCCCTATCCACATTTGACACCGAGCCAGAGCCACTTGGGGTAGCACTAACAAAGTGTGGGTTCTGTGTCAAAAACTCTTGCACCAATTCATCAGTAGTCAAGAGTTCCCCATTACTGTTATATCTGGCTAATCCATTTTTGTCTAGGATTTCTACATTACCAGCATCATTTAATTTAATATTTTTGTTTAATAATTCTACAACCTGATCAGGATTTATTGCCCTATTTTTTGATGCAGAAGATAATAAAGATTTATTTATCTTAATATCTTTTAATTGTGTTTCTAAATTAGTTTTTTCTTTATTCCATTCCTGAGTTTTATTTTTCAATATTTCTTCAAATTCGCCTTTTTGAATTTTTTGTTTTTCCTCTGCTTCTTTTTGAGCTTTTACTATATTTATTGCAGAGTCCAAATCATCAACACCTATTTTTTTGTTAATCGTCATTCTTTCCTTATGTAATCTTCTTTCCACTATTTCATTTAATTCTTCTTGAGTAAATGTTTTAGTTTTAGGTTTTTCTTCTATGCCAGGGGTTAGCACTTCTTCTTTAACTTCCGTAGTTTGTTCTACTTGTTCTTGTTCCATTTGTTTATCCATTTGTTTTTTCTCCAGTTGTAATTTATTTATAGCAAAGTTTTTTTAAAATTACAAATCTTACTATTAATCAATATTCCAACTTGGGTCAGTAGGTATCCAAGTATGTCTGCATCTATACCCACCTCTAACTATAAATGGGTCACCAATTGATTTTCCTCCCCACGATCTTGTATTCCATAAATTTCTTATTTCTTTTTCTGTAAAGGTTTTACCTAGTATACCTCTACACCAATCTCGGCTATCTCTTACTAATGTTCCAGTATAAGTGAAGTGTGTAAGTCCACTTTCTTTTGCTTTCGCTATTGTAAATTGTCCGTGGAACTGCATCACACTATCGTGTGCTATTTGTCCAACATATCTTCTTAAATTATTGCCAGCTCTATCACTAGCATATTGCGTATGTAATTTTCTTACTGCATCTTCTACTTGTGTTTTCATTTGCATATTAAATTTGTTTTCATTTATAAAATCTACTAACTCATTTATTTCTCTTTGATTAGATTTTTTATAAACTCCATTTATGTGCGATCTTATATTACTTACCATATCTTCATAGGGCCTACCAGCTATTGCACTTTGATAAAGTTCGTCATTAATTACTTTTATAAATCTTTCTCCTATATCTTCAAATCCTGAATAGCTTTGATACTTTAAAGCATTTATAGTTGATAGGTTTGCTTCAGTTAAACTTTTGAATTTTTCTGGTATCGGCATTTCGCCAAATGTATCTAATACTTCTTTTGCTATTTTATTGTATTCTTCATTTATAATCAGGTCTGCTTCATTTAGAAAATTATTTTCTATAGCTTGTCTTATCTTTGGTTGTAATTGAATAGCTAATCTCTGTGATACTAATTCACCCTTTGTAGCTTTATTTACTTCTTTTATAATATCTTCTTCAAGTTTGTATAATACATTAATTATACGTTCCTCGTGTTGATCAGCTAATTTTTCTAATATCCTAGACATTACAACGGAAAGTTCTTTTTCCAAGCTCTAATCGACCAATAAGCTGGTGATAAAGTTTTTTGCCCTTTTACCTCTTTTAAGACCCCACCCATTCTCGCAAGAAATGATTTTTGCCTTGCTGGAATATTCTTTTTTATACTCATACCTCTTGCACCAAAAGTTACTTTTTTTATCCTACCAGAAGATTTATCTTTAACATAAACACCAAATTTTTTTCTTTTTGATTCAGTTGTTGATAATCGAAAAGGTTTATTCAACTTTACTTGTTTACCTCTGTATTCTGCCATTTAAGCTGGTCCTCCATATTTTTTGCTCTTTACTTTTTTTCCTTTATACTTTCCAGCTTTTCTTGGCAATAATCCTCTTGCAACCGCACTTGCTCTTTCTGTAAAACCTAGTTTCTTTTTTTTTCTGATCTTATTTTTTAATGTAGATAATTTAGGAGCAGACATTATTTCTTCTTTCTTTTTCTTTTACTTGCTCTACTTATAATATCTTTATCAAATGTTCCTGATCTTCCTCTACTGATAAGTTTATTTACTCTAGCCATAGCCCAAGCGTTCATAGGTATTCTAGGTCTACTACCGCCAGACAAAAAAGCACCTTGCCCTCTACGGAAACTTGCTTTTAAATCTGCTAAATTAAATAATTTAGATTTTTTTGCTTTTGCTTTTAATGTTTTTAAGGTAGATGCTGATAAAGGTTTTCTAAATTTACTTGCCATTATGTTCTTGTCCTCTTTCTTAATAAAGATAAAGGTATTCTCGCACCGCTTTTATATAAAGTACTTACTTGTTTTATTAAACTAGCTCTTTGATTTCTTCTTGCTCCTTTTAATCCTGATAAATACTTTTTTGGTATTTTAGTTTTTTTATCTTTAGGAACTCGTCTCTGTTTCCGTTTCGCCAACTGTTACTCCTTCTACATTTGTTGTTTGAAATTGACCTCTTACTGTTCTTGCATTATCAATCTCTTCATTTATTGTTTTTATCTTGTCATTATCATCTATAACTGTATCTGCAATTTGTTTGTCTATTTCTTTATTGAATGTTTCTGATTTTACTCCACTTGCTTTTGCCATCTGTAAGTATTGCATATCATTCGCCCAATCTCTGACATCAAAAGTGTCTGGATAATTAATGTTGCCATCAAACTCTTTTTCTAACCATTTTGCAAATAAACTCCAAATATGTTCCTCTGCATTTTCTAAATAATCTGCCTTTTCTGACAATCTTGCATTTAATAATTGGAACTCTGTTTGTAATGCTATTCCACTAGCTATCTGACCGCTTGTTGCTCTTACTGAACCCATATGAGTAATTCTATCAATAGCATCTACTTTATTTTGTATGCACTTCATAATACCATCAAGGTTCTGTCCTGAAGGTTGAATTATATAAGGTTTTAATGAACTGTCCATATCTTCAGGTATTTCTATAATAGAACCAGCCCCAGCTGATGCTTCTACATTGGGGGTTTTTACTAAGCTGGGGTGGTTTGCTAATCTTATTAGTTGTTCTTTTTCTGAATAATCATTATAAATAGATTGTTGTAAATATGCCACATCTGATAAATCACTTATACCTATAGGTCTTTTATTTCCTCTTAAATTATAAACATTTACTGCTGGAATAACACCAATAGGATTTGATATTTCTTCTAACAGCTTGGAGTCGCCTTCTGAATACTCTTTATCATATTCCTCAACCTCATAAGTGCTTATAGTTTCTTCTGTAAATACTTTTAATATTGCTCTTTCTGAATTAATATCTTCTACTACTACTAAATAATCTAAATAAAATCTTCCTGAACTAGCTCTTTTATAATTCCAATTTACAATATTTTCAGGGGTATATATAGAAACATAAGGTCTTATGTCTTGAGCAAGTTCTTCTGCTCTTGTTTTTGCATTTGATTGTGGTTTATCTACAATTACCCAACAGTTCCCATAAATAGATGCATTCATTTGCACCTCTCTCATAACGGTGTTAAAATTTCTTCCATCTAAATCAGCATCTTTGATAAATGATCGTAGTTGCTCATCTCCATCTAGGCTTCCATAATCTCTGGTTGGTGGAACTCTCCATAAAAAACTTGTATAGATTTGAACAACATTTTTGCAGTGATTATCTAAAGGAGTATGTCTTATTCTTGCATCATATTCTTCTGGTGACTCCAAAATATATCTATGCAGATAATATCCATTCTTATAATCATTACCGCCTAAATAACTCCTTATGTAAAATTCCCAATTCTCAATATTAGCTTTCCATAAATGATGTTTTTCTTGTAATTGTTCTCTATCCATTTAGCTCCACCTCTTTGGTTCGGTTGGTACAAAGTTTCTTCTTATAGGATAGTTATATTCTATTAAGTAACCCAAAGCATCATTAAAATGATCGTACCCACTATCCTTATCTGGTATATGAGTTCCTTCTTTGTATATCTGTCTTTCTATACTTTTTATTACATTTTTGCAACCATTTAAAAAAAATAAAGTACTTTTTCCAGCAACATTTTTCAATTTAGCATTTACTGCATTTATCCTATCTCTTACCAAAGGTGCAGTATTCTTGCATCTTACATCAAAACCAAAGTTTTTTAATATCGCCAAATCTGTAAGTCCGCCAGCTGATGTTTTTCTTTGTCTTGCACTTGGGTCTGGATAAATAATTATATTTTGATGTTTATATCTATTTCTAATTTCTTCACACATTTCATTTGTATTAGAAGAATAAATTTGTATTTCATCTACTACAATTACAATATTGTTTTCAATTACTGTTACGACAGCACACATTGGGTCAACGTTGAAGTCTAATCCTATATGTAAAAACAAACTATTATTTTTAAATTTTTCTATTATGTTTTTATCCCTACTAAAATTATAGTATATCATTCCTGAATAATTTACAAAAGTTGCTTCATACTCTTGCTGAAATGTTCTCAAATCAAGATCTTGTTTTGCTTGTTCAATTTCTTCTTCACTTACTTGCTGTCCTTCTAATGTCGTATATTTGAAACTTTCCCAATCTTTATTTGTTTCTCCCATTTTGAACAGTTCGTAAGACCAATTACCGAAACCTCTTGGACTACCGCAAAAAAAAGCGTGTCCTTTTGTATCTGATAAAGTTGGTCGTAATACTTCAAACCAAGCTTGTTTATATATATCTGAAAATTCATCAAGTACTAAAAAATCCAACCCAACACCTCGTAAGGAATTTTCATTATCACTTCCTCTTAAAGTTATTTGAGTATTATTTCTTAATGTTATTGTTAAATCACTATGATTTATTGACTTGACCCATTTATGAGCAATTAACTTTTCTTTTAAGACTGTCCAACATATCGCCTTTGCTTGTCTATAACTTGGAGCTACATACCAAACTCTTTTATTTGGTTGGCTTGAAAATTTAGCGATCTCATTTATTGCTAAATAAGTTTTTCCAAATCTTCTGCCAGTTATTAAAACTCTAAATCTAGCTTTTGAACTTATAACTTTTTTCTGGGGTTTAGTTAGTGGCATTAATCATTTGTCCAAACCAAAGGTTCCTCTATTTGGTTCTCCTCTAACCTATCTTGTTGTCCAAGCATATTCTTTCCTAAAAAGATTTGCATTGTTACATTTCCACGTTCTGCAGACTTCCATTGTAACTGTCGCAATCGAATACGTTGGGTTGCCCTCCCTTTTATCAGAAATTCCGAATAACTCTTTTCTAATAGATCAGGACTACAACCGAAGAAATCACCCATTTCAGTATTTGTACACCCTAAAGATGCAAGTTTTTCTACTTGTTTTGTATCTATATTATATTTTTTAGGTCTTGCCATTATACCCCCTTTATAGGCACTATAACTATAGGGTTAATATCATATCCAACACTTCTTTTGTCTTCTTGAACAATTTTCTTTCCCCATTTTTTTTGAAATAATTTGAATTGTTTTTTTTCATAATCCAAAGTTCTGTAGTTTGCACAACCGCCTGTATTTGTTTGTTGTTTTACATAATAATGATAAGCATTAAATCGTAATGTCCTTCTATACTTATTAAGAACTTGTAAAGATAAATCATAATCCTCTTTTAATGGTAAATCTTCCGAATATCTTAAATCTAAATTATTAAACGCTTGAAAAGGTCCTAATATTGTACTGGTAAAACTAAAAGGGGTATATTCTCTATATGCTCCCTTATCGCAGTTCAAGTTCATTCCCCAATACTTTATTCCTAACTCATCACAAATATTAAAAGCATTTTCACAAAACTCCAGAACCTCATCAGAATTTAATTTTTTTACTTTTTGATTTTGCCATCTTCCTATGCAACTCATATCATCATCAAGCATAACTATTTTCTTTGATTTACTATTATCTAAAATATAATTTCTTATTTTACTGACTGACCCTTGTGCATTATTAGGAACTACCCAAATATCTTTTTTATTTTTTTTATAATCCTCTGCTTCAAATTCAGCTACAACATATTTGCAATAAGGTAAATAATCTTGAGTTATTGATGTATCTGCTCTTTTATAAGATGGTGAATAAAATTTTATATTACTCATTATGTTATCTTATTTAGATTTGTTAAATACTTTCCTCCATTCACTACTCTACCTATTCCCTTTGCCCAGGGCTTTCCAGTACTTCTTTTTGAATGTACTGTTTTTAAATTGAAATGTGTTTGTGCTGAAATCCAATCTAAATCATTTTCAAAATACAAAATTACATAGTTATGCTGTTCGCCAACTTCTTCTGTAAATATTATTTCTGGGTCTTCTTCTTGAGAATTTTTATCAAGCATTTTATCTAACTCACTGTCCTCAAAACCAGTATTGTCTAATAAACCATTTAAATCTGATAATTCGCCTTTTAATAAATCTATATCCCAAGTACTGTCCTCATTTGTTCTATTATCAGCAATTCTATAAGCTTTTGCTTGACTTTTTGATAAATTTGCGATTGCAATTGGAACTTTTTTCAAACCTAATTTTTTTGATGCTAATAATCTTGTATGCCCTACTATAACAACCATATTTTTATCTACTACTATAGGTTGTTGAAATCCATACTCACTTATAGAACTTGCTACTTTATTTACTGCTTGGTTTTTTCTTGGATTATTATGATAAGGAATTATTTTATTTATATCTACTTCTTTTACTTGCATACCTAATTACCCTTTAGTTTGGTAATTTTACTTTAACAATAAAAATATGTTTATTCAACCCTGAATATATCTTGATAAATTAGATTTACTATTTTCTGATATTCTTTCTGATCATATTTACTAATATCAATTTCAGATATGAGCTTTTTAAATAATTCTATTTTCTGTTTTTGATATTCCATTTTTCAGATAAAGTTTTTTCTATACATTTATTACATATATATTCTTTAGCATTATCTACAGCAATAATAGGATTACTTCCACATTTAATACAATACATAAACTTTACCATATTTACTTTTTTATCAGTCTTCTTACTCATACTGTAAAAAGTATAATCTTGCTTTACTTGATCATCTTTAAACCTATCTGCCATATAAATCTCCGTATTTAAAAGAGTTTAAATGATCATACAGTAGGGGTAAACTATATTCAAGATACAATATAACCCCTGATAAGAATTAAAGCCTATTGCCCATATTTAGATATTTTATTGCTTCTTCTTTTGTAATTTCTCCTTCTTTGATTGCTCTTTGTACATCAGGAAAATGTTGATTAGCGAAACTCGTTACAAATGAACTATTATCTTTATCTTTTATAGCTTGTTTAAATATCTTTAGTCTTAAAGGATAAACTTCAGTTGTTCCGTTTTGTTTTTCAGCTTCTTGATCTTCATATTTTTTCGCACTCAACCAGTAAGCTGGTTGTTTGGCAAATTTTTTATCTTCTACGCTGTGATAATATTTATTATACATTTCCGCCAATTCTTTTGGTTTTTCTATCCACTCTTTATCTACATTTTTATAATTCTTTTCTGCTATTCCTTTACTGATTTTATTTGTTATATCTTTCCAGAATATAGGAAAATTATCCTTCTTCTTGGTTTTAGGAATATTGGTAGGGGTAGTGGTAGGGGTAGGGGGGTTTAGGCTAGGTTTTTTTGGTCTACCGCCAAGCCTTCCATTTATCTTTGATGCTTCAATTCTTTTTGTAATAAATAGATATTCTTGTAACTGTCTTTCATTTTGATAATGCCCATTTACTTCTATAAAGAACTCTTTAATAATTTGATCGCAAGATTTTTTTTCTGCATCTGTAATACAATTTGCTATCCTATGATGAGCCTGGGGCTCTAATGGTATACCTTTACATCTTTTATTCCAATTCCAGCATAGCAAGCGAATATAAACGCCTATCATCTCATTAGTTAAGTGAGTAGTTCCCGCAATAAAATCCTCAGTAAATAAATACCAAGCTTTTAGCTTTTCCGTTGGTTTTGAATTTTCATTTATATACATTTCTTTCTCCTCGTATTTTCATAATTATCCTAAAAGATTTTTTTGGTAAAGGGGTAATTAATACCCCCATACCTCTGTTCTAGCTTTTTTTACTGCTTCTTCTTTCCATATCCAGTCATCAGGATTAGGTATTAATAAATCTTTTACATCATCTAATGTATCTACTTTTTTTAAAAAATTACCCATCACCTTTACAATATGATTGCATATCTTCATTGGTTTCTGGTAATCATCTACACTAAACTCATAAAATTCAGTTCCAGATTTTTTGCAAACTAAATACCATAGTTTCTGCTGGGCATTTGTTCCTTGATGGTATATAGATTGTTGCATAGCGTGACTGTATGAAATGCCAGTTGGTTTTCGCAAAGTTGTTTTTAAATCAATAAAGAAATCTTCCTTTGTAGTCTTATCTTCAAAATGAAAATCTGTATACCCTACTAAAGGTATTCCTTCTATATCCATTTCAACCTTTTCTTGATAACCAATTAAATTTAATTTAAAGGCATATTCTTTTAATCTTTCTACACCTTCATTAAATAATGGCACTAAGTTTTCTCTTTCTTCTGGCACTTTCTGAGTCATCAATCTACTATTCTCATCATACTCTGTCATCATATTGATTATTGCAGTTTCAGTATCGTGTCCTTGTAAATACATATACAAAGCTGTTTCAACAGCGTTACCACGCACCATAGCTGGACTGCCTTCAAACTCATATCCAAAAATTCTTCTTAAAGCCCAACGTTCTCTGTGAAAAGCAAACTCGGTTAATTGACTAAATGATAATGGTAAAATACTTTTTTTATCTTCAATATCAAACTTTTTAAAATGTTCTATCATAAGCCACCAAATAACTGTATCGCTATCGCAAAAACAATTACCCCTAAAATAAAACTTCTATATTCACGCATTTTTATTTTCGCTAAGTAAATGATATTCAGCAAAAGTTTTGCCTTCACTTGTAATATTTTTTGTTATGATATTATGTCCATCTTGTCTTAAATTAAATATTCTTGCACTTAACCTAAAACAACCGAACAAGTTTAATGCGTCTATTGGTGTTATTGGTTTTCCTGATTTTAAATGATCTAGGATTTTTTCATCTTGTGTCTGGCTCATAACATACTCCTTTCTGTTAAATGTTGTGTTTCGCCAATTCTCGTTCGTTTACAACTTTTGTTCTCAAGTCTTCTCTGAACGTTTTAAAGGTCTCGTATCTAATCTTGCTACGGTTCCTTAGTTTAAGCACTTCAGCATATCTATGATTGAAGTCCTTAATTCTTTTATCAGAATAAATATACGCATTTAATTCTGAAGTATTCTTGTACTTGATATTTTGTGAATAGTATAGTGTCAATTCTGAAATTATAAGTTTTTCTTCTTT